CATTTGCTGCTACATCAGCATTACCTATTGTTAGATTTATTCTACTACCTGTTACAGATACCGTTGCATCTGCAGATATTGTTACATCACCTGTGTTTAAATTAACTCTAGATCCATCAGGTTCAACAACCGCTTTTCCAACGATGGTTGGTGATCCAGTATTTAGATTTACTCTGCTTCCTGTTACAGAATATTTAGAAGCAAAGGTAGGTGTGCCTGTATTTAGATTTACTCTACTTCCTGTAATTGCGGTTATGGCCTTACCGACTATCGTTGGATCTCCGGTTGAGATATTAATCTGTGATCCGTCAGGTGTGACTATGACACCAACACCCTCTATAATTGTGGTGTTACCTATTGAAAAATTTAATCCGCTACCAGTTACCGCAAAATTAGCCTTACCAACTAATGTAACAGATCCAGTAGATTCGTTGATTCTAGAACCAGTAACATCAACAAAAGCGTTGGGGTTAAAACCTGGGTCCGCAAAAGGCGATGCCGAAAAGGGTGTTCCTCCAAAATACATAAATATAATCCTTAAAAGGAGACAGGGGGTATGTGGTGGTGCCCTGCCTCCATCTAAGAATTATATCATCGTTTAAACCAAGAAGGAAGACCTAAATGTGGACGCTTGTCGAACATATTATCCCTTGCTCCTGGAGTCTTACGATTGTTATAATGTAGAAAAACCTGTACGCACTCTTTGCCTTTGAATTTTTCTCTCCAATGTTCTAGCTCACAACCAGAATAAACCAACATATCTCCTGGTTTTAGATCTACCCTAACACCTTTTTTACCAACTTCTCCAGATGGTTCTAGATATATAGGCCAATCATCACCACCAAGATTCATGGTCGTAGATATCTCACAACTAAATCTATCTTTATGTCTTTTAAGTTCGTGACCTTTTTTGTAGATTCTTGCATAGGTATATGCAGGATATAATTTTAACCCTGTTACCTCTTCCATTTTAGGTTGGCATTTAAGTAATAATGTTTCCATAGTTATATCGCTATAAGATGCATACGCTCCTGGTATTTGATCTTTTTCATTTTCGTAATATCCAAGTATAGTTTCAAAAGGTGAAAAATATCTAGCCTGTCTACAAGTGTCATAAACCTGTTTCTGCATCTTAAAATAATTTGCAATAAACACTGCAAGATCTTTTGATATGGCTTTTCTAATTACTGCGTATTTATTTTTTTTAAAATTTATTTGTACCATGCTATTAATGTATACCTTTCCTTATCAATTACTTTATTTACGTGATGTAAATATAAACCGTTACTAAATATTATAATAGATCCTTTTTTTGGTTTTATTGTAATATTATTAATTACAGTTTCTCCACCTTTATAATTATCATTAAGATAAATGATAAAAGACAGATAATCTCCTTCATCATAATGTGGATCCATATAAGATCCTTTTGGCCACAAAACTATTTCCATATTGTCGACATTTTTAAAGTTATGGATTTTAAAATATTTATTAAGTTTATTTAAAACTGGTTCATATACACATCTTAAAGTATGTGTGTCTCTATATTTTTTAGTATTATCAATATTTTTATTAAAGTGGTTTATTAATTCATTACAATTTTTATTCTGTAAAAAATTATCTATACGTGAAATAGTGGTTAAATTCATGTTTAAAAATAATTAAAATTTATTGTTACTCTTCTTTTTTCATCTGAGCATAAAGAACTGGAGTGTGGTATGCTTGGATCAAAAAACACTGCTCTATTTTCTTTTGGAGTAACTTTTTTGTTTTTAAAATGTGTCTCTCCATTATTTGAATTTATATAAAATAAACATCCTTTGTGTGGATATGTATAGTCTACATGTGATTTATTTTTTCTTTTTTGATTTATATTTACATACATGCTGGCTTTAATTCTTATTAAAGCTTTACAATTTATTTTTTTTAAAAAATTTTGCCATACATTATGGCTATTACTATTTACCATATTATCTTTGTAAAAAGTATGTGTAAAATAAAAAAAATATTTTGGATCATTTTTACTTGAAATATGGTTGTTATAATACCAAGGAAATTCATCACTTAAAATAAAATTTTTTATTTTATTAAAATAATCCTTGTCTAAAAAATTATCTACAACTTCAAACATCTTTAGCCATCTCTTTTGGCACAGCCTGTATGTTCCAATGTATAAATCTAAAAGGTTCTATGCCATGATCTACTGCATACTCATGTTCTAGATAACCTGGAAATATAATTAATGTTCCTGGTTTTGGTTTTAAATGAAAATTTTCATGTCCTGGCCACACACCTTTTAAATCTGATTTCATTTTTAATTTTGTACATCTTGCACCAGTCTTTGGTTCATGAAATACCGGGTATGATGTCTTATCACTACATTTTAAAAAGTAAAAACCTGATACGTGTTGATTCCAATGTATGTGCGCAGAGTGGTGACCACCACCTTTTTTAGAAAATTCTTGAACCCATAATTCAGAAAACATAGTTTGATATTGTGACATGTCAAAACCTTGATGGTCTAAATACTCCCATGATTTCTGACCAACGTAATTTCTAAAATCTAAAAAATCATTGTCATTTGTAAGTGATGTTGAGTGATACGACTTTCCAAAATCACCGTATTCTTTTATATATGCTTTTTCTCTTTTACGAGAATCAGCAATATATTTATTACTTGCTTTGTTTAACGATTTGACAAACTCTGGTTTTTCCTCACTCCAAATCACAGTTGGAAAATAACTATTTATAAACATTATCTAAAGGGCCTCCCTAAATGCCATACCACAAGACTATATCTCGTGCCTGATGTTACTGGTTTAACTCTGTGCCACACAAAACTAGGAAACACAATAATAGATCCTTTTGGTAATATCTCTTTACATTGCACTCTGTGTTTTGATTCATCTCTCATATGTGGGTCATAGTTTCTAAAATCAAATTCTAATTCACCACCTCTGTATTCTGATCCATCTGTTAATTGACAAGTCATAGATAGCTTTCTTATTTTACCATGTTCGTTAGGATTGTTTGGTTTATTATAAGGTTTATCCCAACTATCACAATGCCAATCATAATATTGATTTAATTTATATTTTGTAAATTGACAAGACTCAGAAAAATCCCAATCAAAATTCCAACCAGCATTCCTATTTGCTTGACGAACATAGGGATGCAATTCTTTATATATCCAAGTATCATTCAACCATACCAGATCAGACTTTCTTTTTTTCTGTAAATTTTTAACTTCTTCTTTATTTAATTTTTTATCACCATAGCCACCAGTCAAAGCCATAACTTCTTTTTGTTGATTAGCATAAGCTATTACATCATCACAAAATCTAGGTGTTAGTGCAGATTTAAAATACCAATAATAATTAGATATATTCATACGTTATTGTTTGCACAAAGTTTAGTGAGTCTTTTTGATCGTTAGTTAAATAATACATATTAGTAGATGGAAACATTATAAATTTATTATTTGTAAGTTCTATATCCCAAGATCTACCTTTACGTCTGTTATCTTCATAGTGTACTCTGACCATACAATCTTTAACTTCAACACCATATAATAAAGTAAAATCTGGAGAGTTTCGTAAATCTACTGGATCAACATTAAGTAATGGAATTGTGGTTTCCGTAGGTTTATAAAAATTACCCCACGTTTCTTTGTTAACCAGATTAATTCCATATTCAACACCAACATGATCTCTCATATAGGTACTAAGCATATCCCAAGTTCGTGAGAACGGAAAATTTTTGTTTTGAACTATTGATTGTAAAATATCAGATTTTAATTTATCTCGGTCAATGTCCCAATCTTTGGGCATTGCCACATCACCATAATATAAAGCTTGTTCAGATAATACTTTCTTTTGCATACCACATACCTTTTTAATTTATGCTTGTAAGTCTGTCAAGTCCCAAGACTGGCCTAATTCATTCCAATTGTATACCCATGCATGTGTGCCAGCTTCGTTTTGTGAAGTTTGTTCTGCTGTCAATGCTGGAGCATCGCCAATTGGTGATTGCCATCTAGCATCAGTTGTATTTTTTACCCAAGATGCATATGGTTTTTTAGGCCAAAAGATTTGATCATCTTCATCCCAAGTATAACCTATACCCGCATAGTTTCCTCTAAATGCTTTTGAGTTATCACCTGAACTATGTTTGTTACCTGCTGTATTGTAAGATGTTTGAATCCACATCTGTGCAGGCCAATTATTGTGTTGTTCTAAATATTGTTGACCTACTACTTCATCCTCAACACCATCAGCATTTTTCATGTCTTTGTTATCAAGTGTTAACACTTGAATAACTTTACTGTTAGTTCCTAGCTTTGCGAAATGTGCCATAATGTTTCTCCTTATATATTAATTTTAATTATCATTCAACTATTGAAATTTATACCTTATTATTACTATTCCTGAACCGCCTGCAGCACCGCACGCAGAACCACCGCCACCTCCAGCGCCACCACCGCCACCTGTGTTTGCTGTTCCTGCTACTCCTTGAATTTGAGGACTTGGATTCCGTCCTCCAGCTCCACCACCTCCGGATCCTCCAGCTCCTCCTGGTCTAGGACCATTATCTGAACCTCCGCCACCACCTCCAGCTCTTGTAACAGGAGATGCATTTATGCTGCTTGTCGTTCCGGCCCCTCCAGCCCCTGCTGAAGTTGCACCTGGACCTGCTGGACTTATACTTGTTCCTACAGCTCCAGCACCTCCGCCACCACCACCAAGTTGATATACACCTGGTTCGTGATGAGAATTTCCTCCGTTATTTCCTTGAGATGGACTAACAGGAGGTGTGTTTCCTGTTCCTGGTGGGTTCCCTCCACTTGGACTTCTTGGTGCACCTGCACCACCTGAACCACCTGGACCTCCATCATTTACAGCATTTGCTGGTCCAGCACCTCCAAACCCTCCACCTGTTGATGTTATTGTTGAAAAAACTGAATTATTTCCTTTTGCTCCTGGATTTGGTGAACCAGATCCTCCTGCTCCACCACCACCCACTGTAATTGGATAACTTTGAACAGGGACTGCTAAACCCGCATTAGGACCAGACGTACAAGCTAGGGGAGATGCTGTGTAAGGTGCGCAGAAAGATGCTTTACCTTCTCGATAACCACCCGCTCCTGCTCCACCACCATAAAATCCACCGCCACCACCACCGGCTACTACCATATAAGAAACTTTATTAGATCCTGCAGCGTTACCTGCACAAGTAACTTCAAAAGTACCTGGACCTGTAAATGTGTGAATTTTAAAATCTCCTGAAGTAGTTATTGTTCCACCTGTGGCTGCTATAAATTTTACAGTATTTGTTATTTCATTACTGTTTACAGCTTGCCATCCTCTAGTAGCATCTGCATATATTAATGTAACAGCACTTCCCTCTGTATCTAATATTAAATCTGTAGTTAAATTTTCTATTTTTTCTGAACCATCTGCAGATATTGTACAATTATTTGTATCAAATGTTTGTGCATAATCTTTAATAGAAACAATTGCACCTACTGATCCGGCAGGTAAATTAACTGTGACAGCACCACCTGTTGTATTAACAAAATAACCTTCACCGCTCGCTGCAGTGAATGTAGAAGTTTTAATTGATGTCTGCCAATCGACAGTTCCTGTTCTACCAAACCCTGTCTGCGTTCCGTTATTTGTAATTGTTACACCACTAGGAATAACAAAAGAATCTCCACTATCCCCTAATGTGGTTGTACCACAATTTGTTCTTGGACTAATTTTATTTACTTTTACTTCACTCATAATTTTTAACTACCTTGAAACTGATATCTAATCATTACTATACCAGACCCACCTTGTCTACCACCCGGTGCAGAAGTATCAGAAGCTCCTCCTCCACCACCAGTATTTTCTGTTCCTGTCTGTGTTATGTCTCCACCACCACCTAATCCGCCAGTCGCAGCAGGCGTGTCTTGTCCACCTCTACCTGGAGACGTACCACCTGCTCCACCACCTGCGAAAAATCTTCCAGATGGGCCAGCCTCACCATAACTTGGTGATGTTGGACCTACAAAGCCAGTTGGAATAAAAGATCCTGCTCCTCCTACTCCTCCATTTGAAGCCACTGCGTTTCCTCCAGCTGCAGCAGCTCCACCACCGCCACCACCATTTGGTGAACATGTACAGTTTGGTCCTGATGTTCCTCCTGGTTGACCTTGAGGAGGAGATACTGGAGGGAAATTTCCTGCAGCAACAGCTGCTTGGTGAATTCCTCCACCTGATCCACCTCTAGAATCACAAACAGGACTTCCAAATTCTCCTTTTCCTCCACCTGCTGATGTTATAGTTGAAAATATAGAAGTAGCGCCTTGACTTCCGCTTCCTCCAGGCACATTTCCAGCTCCACCAGCTCCAACTGTGATTGGATAGCCCTGTGCTGATACAGGTAAATTTGCTGGTGCGTTTAAAGGTGAAGCACTTGGTAAAGCTGTTCTAGTTCTAAAACCTCCAGCTCCTCCTCCACCTGCGGAATCAAAAGAATTTCCAAGTCCACCTCCGCCACCGCCAGCAACTACTAAATATTCTACTGAATTTGAACCACACGCATTACCTGCACAAGAAACAGTAAAAGTTCCTGGACCTGTAAAAATATGTGTTTTAAAATTACCGCAAGTCACAGTAGCATTTCCACCAGAAGCTGCTACATAAACTGCGTTACTACTTTGGTCTGTAAAATTTGAATTATGAATTGATCTCCAGCCTACCGTATCATCTACATAAACTAAAGTTAATCCTTCACCCTCTGTATCTAATTCTATTTTACCACTAGCTGTACCACCATTAATTTTTTGACTTCCATTTGTTTGTACAGTTAAGGTGTTTGAATCGAATGAATTATTATAATCTTGAACTGATATTATTGATCCAGCAGTTCCTGCTGGTAAATTTACTGTAAAAGCACCTCCTGAAGTATTACAAAAATAACCTTCTCCATTTGCTGCTGTAAATGTCGCTGTTTTGACAGAACCTGTTTGCCAATCAACAGTTCCTGTTCTACCAAAACCTGATTGAGATGCACCACTTGCTAAAGAAACGGTATCGCCACTTGCACCGATAGTTATTGTTGTGCCAGACTGACTGATAATACTTCCACCATCAGATGCTTGATACGCATTTGATTTTACAATGTTTCCTGCAACCGCAACTGTATCACCAGCTGCACCAACTGTAATTACATCACCACTTTCGTTGATAATGTTATTATCGTCTTGGTCTGCTATGTTATCTACTTTTATTTTACTTGTCATAATTATTGAAATTTATACCTTATTATTACTATACCAGAGCCACCTGTTCCACCGCCACCTGAACTAGGTCTTCCTCTTGCAGCACCACCGCCGCCTGTATTATCAGTTCCATTTCCACCAGGACCATTTCCACCACCACCTGATCCACCAGAATTTCCAAACTGTGGAGTACCTCCTGCACCACCACCGCCACCGGCTCGTGTTACTGAAGATCCTGTTATTGAATTTGCTACACCTGCACCACCAGCTCCTGCATTGGGAGAGCTACCTCCTGCACTACCGTTTCCACCGACTCCTCCGGCTCCACCTCCACCGCCACCACCTCGGTTACCACCACCAGTGCCTGCACCGTCTCCACCATTTTGACCTTGTGGTGGACTTACAGGCGGAGTATTACCGCTTCCTCCCGCATTTCCACTACCTTCTGCAGTTCCTCCGCCACCGGATCCACCATTTCCTGATTGACCAGAAGCGTTACTGCCTTTTCCACCACCCGCTGATGTTATTGATGAAAATACTGAATTTACTCCGGCAGTATTACTTGCTCCACCACCTCCAACTGTTATAGGAAAACCTGTTGCAGTTAGTGTTACTGCGTTTGTTGGTGCATTCGCTACTAAAGGCGATGCTGTAAAATTATCTATAGGTACATTTCTACCTTCTCTAAAACCTCCGGCTCCACCACCTCCAAATTCTGATCCACCTCCTCCACCACCAGCCACTACCGTATATCCAACAGTATTTTCTGCTGCTACGGTTGAGATAGCTGATACACAAAAAGTTCCTGGTCCTGTAAATGTATGGATTTTAAAATCACCACAAGTTGTTATTGTTCCGCCCGTAGCAGTTACAAAAGATCTTCCAGTTGTACCTGTAGAATCTGATACATTAATCCAACCCTCTGTTGAATCAACAAAAACAAATACAGCTGATTGACCTTCTGTTGATAATACTGCACTTCCTAGCAGACCACCAATCTTGTTAGAACCATTTGGAGTAATTGTTAAATTATTTGTTTGAAAAGTTCTTGTGTAATCTGCAAATGCAACTATTGCACCTGCTGAACCTGCAGGTAAATTTGCAGTCACTGCTCCACTAGACGTGTCTACAAAATAACCCTCACCATCTGCTGCAGTAAATGTAGATGTCTTAATATCTCCTGTTTGCCAATCCACAGAACCTGCTCTACCAAATCCTGATTGTGATGCACCACTAGCAAGGGATACTGTATCTCCAGATGCACCTAAAGTAATTGTAGTTCCTGATTGACTTATTATATTTCCAGAATCAGAAGCTTGCACAGCATTTGTTTTTACAACATTACCTGGAACAGCGACTGATTTACATGCTGATCCTACGGTAATCGTACTACCTGATTGTGCGTCTATTTCATTTACTTCTATCTTTGACATTAAACTACTACTACCGTTCCTGTTATTGTTTGAGTTCCAGTCACTGTGACTGGCCCCGCTAATACTGCATTACTAATTGTTTGATCATCAGATAAAGTTGCTGAGTGATTAAAAGCATAAGTTGAAGCTGTCATACTCGCAGACGGTGCTCTAGATGCAGGATAAGTACAAAAAACATTTTTTGTTCCTGCGGAAAAATCTACTTTATTATCAGAATTTGACGAGGAGATAACCGTATCTCTGGATAAAGTATCTGGACTAGCATCGGTAACAGTTCCTATACCAACTTCAAATTCAGCATTACCTGGTAATTCTATAGCATAGAAAGTTTTATTAGTTGTACCAATACCAGATACGAAACTCTCAAAGCCAGTCTCAGCACCAGCCAAGGAAATAGTTCCTGTACCTGTAGTAGTGGTAGTTTCTTTTACTCTGTCATTTAATACAAATGCCATTTACTACTCCAAAAATATTACGCGTTGCCTAATCTAATAATAGCTGCAGAACTAGATGCAGTTGGAAACTGAACAACAAAATCTCCGTTAGTTGCTGTTTTTGTTCCACCAAAATCTAAAACTAATACTGCTTCATTAGAACCGCCACTCTTATAAATCAAAGCTCCTACCGCTGATAACGTTACAGATGAAAAAGTTAAATCTGCAAAATCAACAAATCCAATATTACTTGAAATAGCTACACCACTATTAGTTAATGTGTTTCCACCAGATGTATAGTTTGTACCAGATGTACTTACCTCATTAGTAGTAGTAAACGCCGTTGTTGATGTCGTTAATCCTGATATGTCTGTGTATAAAGCAAGTTTAAAAGTTGATCCACCAGATGAATCAAAATTAAACGTTCCTTTTAACAGGTCTGTTTTAAAAGAGTCAGGTATTACATTAGCCATATTTTTATCTCCTTAATTATGGTGATGGTGATTGCAAAGGAGTACGAATAACACCATCTTGGTATTCGTCTCGGCGTCTACGACCCATTTGTTCGACCGCGTACGATTGTAAAGCTCTTCTATATGAAGATTCGTAGTATTGTAACATATCTGCTGGACCTTTCAAGTACCCATATGCCTCTACGAGACACGCATATAAAAGAAGATCTTGATATTTATTTGATATATATGTTCCTGTTGTGCTTGTTGTTCCCGATGTTATCGTGTCAGGTTGTTTAACATATGCCAGAGTTATTTCAAAGTTTGAGTTAGGTGTAGGTGCCACAACCCAGAAATTAGCGTCCCAGTTAGCATAGTATTTAGGTAAACCCGAGGCTGTGCCTGGAGTGTCATAAAAACTAGCCATGTAACTAGTTTCTTTTTTTTCTAAAAAAGTTTGATTGTTAGATCCATCTTTTAATTGGACATATCTAATACTTCTTAAATCTGAAGGTATTGTAACAAATCTACTCCCTGATTGTAGATTTGATGTAGCATAAAATCTATTATCATCAGAGTCAGCATCTCTATAAATTCTATTTTCTGCGTTTTTAATTATAGTAGTTAAGATAGTTGTTGAAAAAACAGTGTCATCTACCTCGGTATAATTTCTAATATCGTCCTGTAAATTTGTTAAAGTGTAAGCCATTACGATACCAACTCCTGACAACGAGGACAAGATTTTCTAAATCTTAAATGACTGTCGCAATGTTTTTTAAGTTCATCCTCATTTTTAAGAACAAGAATATCTGGCTCTTCTGATTTTGTAAAATACTCTATATGCTCATCCATATCTTCTGGACATTGACATTGTTTGATATGAAAAATTTTACATATCCATTTTTTTATAAATTTTATCATGCGCTTACTGTG